GACGTACATCATTTCGTCAAACGCCTTAGGATGGTCTATAGGTAAGTAACTACAGTTAAAGCCAGCGACGTTGTCACGGTCCAGTGCTTCCCCTGCAGTCATAAGTGCTCGCATAGAAGGCATTACACCCATGTCGTGGATGTCTGCAAATATGCCATTAGCGTCTTCCAGAGTAAGTTTACCTTTCTCAACCCAGAAGTTTAGATACCTGTCTATGGTTTCTTCCCAAGTCTCCCGACGCTGTTCCTCTGGTAGGTAACGAGCGTACCGTGACTTGTGTATGTACTGTTGATATGCGTCCATTAATTAATTTCCTTGATTAGTCTGTCAATGTACCAGCGACACTTACGTAAGTCTTCTACTGGTTTGCCCTTGTAGTCGTAGCGCCAGAGGTACTTCAGTGCGTTACCCTTAAGATAACCGTTGAATTCTTGGTTAGGCATGGACGCTTTGATTGCTTCGATGGCTTCGATTGATCCTTTGTTGTAGTGGTCAGGTTGGTCCACAGGGTCTACCTTCTTAGGCTTTCTAATTGATAAATTGTTCAGTGCAGCAACTGTGTCCCACTCTTCCGGAGTCGCATCATCAATACTCATTTTCTTCCTCCTCTAGCTCTTCTTCAAACACGTCTAGTCTGTTAATCAACTTGTCCTCAAACCTGTCCAGCATCTCTTCTGAGGTTATCTGTAGGGCCTCCAGTAGGTCATCTGGGTCAAAGGTTTTCAAGAGGCGTTCCTTAATTTCCTCTAGCGTTAGTGACATAGTCAATCAACTCCTGTAGTGTATCTATATTATACCATGTAATTCCTTCTTTGTCACACCATTCTGACATAGTCATTTTAGCCCCCTTGCGTATCTTCTTGTTCGGCTGCATCAGTACGAAGACAAGCTCCTGTTCTCTTGGCAAACTATCTCTGATGCTGGTGTACTTCTTGGTGTCTCCGTCTCTGAAGTATCCTTTGCATTCCACGAGAACACCAGAGGCATGATGAACAAAGTCAGGACGATAACTGCGCTCAATGGTGTAGGGGACGGTGAAGGGTTCATAGTCAAAACCTTTTAGTATCTTGCTGACATCTTCTTCAAACGTGCTTCTAAATGTTGATTTCTTGGACCTTCGGCTCATTGACCACCTCCGTTAAAAACCTTGGACCTGTTGAGTAAGAGAAGGCACGTAGACCGGGCCAACAAGCTTTCTTAAACGCACAGTACGAACAACCTATGTCCAACTTCATGTTACCGCTCTTGCCGTCTGGCTTAGGCTCGTAGCACTTTTCAGGAGGCTCAGTCTGCTTCACCATCTCTTGGACATGCTCAATGCGGTCTGTGATGTCAAAGGCTATGGTCTCATGCACAGGGGCTTGAGTGTCCTCCTCGTCGTACATAAGATAGGTTAGGTGTCCATTTTGTTTGTCCATCGCCAACCATCCAAAGCTTTTTTGATCCTCCGCCTTTGCATATCCTTTAATTTGAGCGACGTATCCAAACGGGTCATCGTAAGCCAGAGTGCCGTCTTTGAATTTCTTAAACCCATACGACGAAACACTTTTAACGTCCGTGACAACACCATCAATTTTACAGTCCATAGAACCCGTAATGCCGTTGATTTCACACTGTTTTTGTTCTGCGGTAACTTCATGTCCCGATGCCCTCGTAAGGAATAGTAATAATTCTTCAATCAAATGTCCGTACAGGAACTTAACAAGGGTATGTCCTTGCATCTCTTCTGACTTCTGAACATTGTTATAGTGGTTCCAGAGGAAACGGTCACGCTTACCAATGTTGGACATGCGTAACTTACGGCCATCAAAGTTTCTTTTGCCGCCAAACTCTTTACGCATGAGGTCCTTAACGTTTTCTCCAAACTGCTCAATGCACTCTTCGATGTCGACGTCTTTGTCTACTCTCTTGGTTTTAACCAGCTTGTAAATGTCGTCTACTAATGTGTATACATTTTTCATTGGTACTTCCCTACTAGACCTGAGACAACCTCTTGGGCTTGCTCTGGTGTGCATTTAAACCACTCGCTGCGTCTTTCGTACAACTTTTGTAGTTCACTGTGTGCTTCGGACTCTGCAGCACGTCTATCATTAACGTCCCAACTATAGTTTAACACATAGTCCCTAAAAGGGGAAGAGGTTTGGTAGCCATTGAGTCTGTCAGCTGCGTCGACAGCCATCCCAACCTTAACCCATTCAGAAAAGTTAGGGTTGACTATGACGTACACTTGACCTTCTGTGCTGCTTTCGTACTTCTCAAGACTGCTAAAGGCAGCGTCTTCGAAGGTTTTGTACTTTCCCGGTTTATGCAAAGGATGTGACTTAGGTATGTACTTCCCGTTAACCCACATCCTTGTTTTGGAGTTGTTGTTCTGACACTCCCTACAGTAAGACTCGTAACCCATTCGCTTATGTTTATGAAACTCACTTACAGGTTTCACTGTATTACATTTGTAACACTGCTTATTAATCATTAGTGTGTCTCCGCCCATGTTGTACCGACCTTGTATTCTCCGTCCAGTGGACATCTGAGTTTAAAGTGTACGCCAGACGCCTTGAGACATTCGACCGCAAGCCAACCGAATTTCTCTGCTTGTTCTTTAGCCACCTCCGATTGTACTTCATCATGGATATTACCTATAAATTTGTAGTCAAGTTTCCACTGCTTCGCATAGTCGTCCAAAATCACCAGTGCCTTTTTCATTACGATGGCACCTGCTGCTTGGAGTAGAGTATTTAATGCAGCATGTTCTGATCTAACTCTAAGTCTTCGTCCGTCAAGTCCTGTAAGATAACCACGCCCAGCTGCTCTAGTAATGCGTTCTCGTAGACTTTCAAGAGAAGGTGTGTTTCTAAGAAATCGTTGCTTAAGAGTTCTGCCGTCTCTTGCCGTTCCTCCGACGATAGTTCCGATTTTAGCATCCCCTGCTCCGTAGAGGAAAGCGTAGATGAAAGTCTTTGCTTGAGGTCTTGTTTCAAGTCCCGCAGCCAATTGATTTCTGGTATGAATATCTTCTCTAAGTAGGACATTTGTAAACTCCTCGTCATTCATGTAATGGGCCAACATACGTAGCTCAAGGCCACTAGCGTCAAACCCAACTAACTTCTTCCCAACAGGTACAGTCCAACAAGAGCGACACTCATGTCCGTACAGGCTGTGACTGGCAGGTACTTGGGCCATATTAGGACTCTGGTGCGTCATACGTCCTGTGACTGCACCATTACTAATAACACGACCATGTACCCTACCGTCGTCCTCAACAGCTTCTAACCAAGAATGTACTTGCGCATATCGCTTTTGAAGAGTAAGGTACTCCAGAACTTTTCCTGCCTCAGGGACGTGACTGTTGTCCTTAAGCGTCTTCTCATCGACAACTGGCTTTCCGCTTGGCGTTTTCTCACACCAGACCGCACCTTTACTCTTAAGTCGTTCTGCCACTTGTTGTCTGGACCCAACGTTGAAAACTGTAACTTTGTCTTTAAGTCGTTTCCCCGTCTTTTCAGAGTACCTTTCTTCGACAATGGGCGGGAACATACCTTGTAGTTCGGCTTCAATGGCATTCATGCCCTCCTTAAATGTTGCACAAAGCTCCATAGCTAAGTCTTGGTCTAGTACCCACCCGTTGCGTTCCTGTTGTTGCACTGCAAACTGAACCTTGTGTTCCAACTCAATGGACTCTTCGGAGAAGTCGGCCATATGTGTCACAAGCTGCTGATGTACTGCTTCAGTCACTTCCACGTCACGTATGCAGTAGTCAATCATTGCCGTCGACAAACAGGACCAGTCGTCGTGGTCCCCTTTCGGGAAACCTAACATCTCACCCCAAGCCTTCAAAGAGTGTCCACCAGCACGACTTGGGTCATGCAGCCGTGACAACACCAGAGTATCGACTATGCGCTCAGGGGCCACAGAAAGCCCCCAGAGACGTTTTAGCACTGGGAGGTCATAACCTATCAGGTTGTGTCCACAAACGCTCACAGAGCCTTCTAGAGCCTTACAGAGGGTGTCTGGTGTCTTATGTACGGTGTTTACTCCATTTTCCCGTGTTACGACACACCAGATACGTGTTGGGTTCAGGCCGTCGGCTTCAAGGTCTAAGTAAATCACTGTCTTCCTGCTCTCCGTGATAAAAAACAACTTCAGCGTTACAAGTCGGGCATGTGAAGTAACTTACTAAAACATCATTGCCTTGGTCGTCTTCCTCTGAATGATCTACGTTCCAAATCAAGTCATCTTTACAAGTCCAGCAAATCAAAAGTCGTCCCCTATGTCTGGACAAGCCACCTCCGACAACCTACCTGTGTTTCTGTCATAGGCCAACCAACAAGCAGGGCCTGTTTCACCCGTGTAACGATTCTTTAGGACTCGAACAGTAGTCGTGTTCCTGATGTCTTCGTTAGCGTTCTGCTGGTCACGCTCCATGCCAATAACAATGTCCGACAGTTGTGCAATCGCCTGTGAACCCCGCAGTTCACCCAAGGATATCTGAGCACCGTCCTCGTGTGCCTTACCCTGTGACCTGCGTAAGTGTGACACGAGGAACAGTGTGATGCCTGTCTCTGCCACAAGGGTACGTAGCTTGGTCATTATTTCATCAATGGCTTTTCGCTCGTCTCCGGACTCTTGGGAAGACACGACGATTGACAGGTGGTCCAAAATGACGTACCGACAGTCGAGGGCCTTTGCCATGTAGCGAACACGGGAGAGCAAGTTATCTGCTGAAGTTGACCCCCAATGGTCAAATAAGTAGTAACGTCCTGTTCCCAGTGTGGCCTCCCAAAACGGTCGAAGCTCGTCCACTGGCGTGTCCTCTTCCAAGTGTAGGGGTCTATTTGCCGCCACCGACATGATACCAAGCGTTGTTCGGGCCAAATCTTCCTCAAGCGCCAAGACTCCAATATTGCCTTCGCATCGGCGTAACAAATCGTACTCAATTTCTCTGATAAATTGGGACTTTCCCATGCCACTACCGCTAGTAATCGTGACGAGTTCATAGGGTCTATGCCCCCTAGTTAAATGATTTAGGCCCTCCCAAGGGTACGGCGTCGACTTCACCTTACGTTTCTCTACCAGAGTACCCCAAGTGTCCGTACCTGCGACAATACCGTCAGGTTGGTACACCTTGGCGTTCCACCAGAGTTTCGTAAAGTCCTTAACGTTGTTAGCCATCAGCATGTCCGAAGCGTCCTTCACAGGTAGCTTACAGATTTTTAGCTTGTTTGGACTAAAGAGGTCCTTGACTTGCTCCAGTGCTGCTTCACCAGCCTTGTCGTTGTCAAAGCAAAGGACAATGTTACTGTACCTTTCGAGCCACTCAAGCTGCTCCTTCATTTCCTTAGCAGCATTGGACGCACCGTTACGTAAGGACACGACGTCGTAAGCTGTTCTACCTAGCATTTCGTAGACTGCCAGAGCGTCAAGCTCACCTTCGGTAATCGTAAGGTACTTGGTTGAGTTGCACTGTTGTTGACCAAAGAAACCAGCCTTGGACATGTCTCCAGTGGCGTGGAAGTTCTTGGTCTTGACATGGCGCACCTTGGCCCCAATAACGTCTTTGGAATCTACCTCGTAGTACGGGTAGTAGTGCTTTTCTATTTCCCCCGTGGACGAAAACTCCACAGTGACACCGTAGCGAGCACATGTCTCTTTGGACAGGCGTCGTTGGGGTATATTACTCACTACACCAAACATCTGTAGTGGTTTAGCTTTTGGAAGCGGTTGTTGCTCCACAGTTCCTCCATGGACATGGTAGTCACAATTGACGGCAAAGCAGTGTTGCCCACCGTCGTCGTAAATAGCAAGGGCGTCCGAAGAATTACACTCCGGACACCCCTCGTGACGTAGGAACTTAGCCATTAAAAGTCGTCGTCAAAAGCAACGACTTCGGCTTCCTCTAGCACCTTGATTGCCTCAAGGTACGTTGACACACCATGGACTGGGTGTGCGTCACCTAACTTGTACTTCAAGCGTACTCGTGAATTGTAAGGTACTTCCCCATTGTAAGGGTTACCTTCCGCATCTAGAGTGCGAATGTTGTACTTGGACTTGAACTTACGCTGTTTAGCGCCTTGGTAGTCCTTGATTTTAACACCACTTGCGGCCAACGTTGAAGCGTCGTCCTCGTCGAGTGTAACAGTCATAGAGTACTGCCCAGTGTCCTGACCGTTGAACACGTCGTGTTGAGTGATGTTGCTGAAGTTTACAATACCTTCTACTACTGCCATTGGAATAATCTCCGTTATCGTTTTATGATTGCATTATTGCTAATCATACTAATAGTATACACTAATCTACGCACTTGGTCAAACAATATTCACGTACTCCTGATTTATGATTGTCTGCACATGGACGTACCCTTCGGGCCAGTACGTGTAGGACTCTGCGAGTGCCTTGGCTGTCCTACGGACTGACGCCTCGAAGTTCTCAAACAACCCTAGTTCGTCCTTACAGTACCAAAAGGGTATGCGTAGGACTGGCTCCGCTGGCCCACGTTCCTCATAGTACACAATAATCTCAGCGTCGTTATGAATAGAGCCGTCGTTACCAAAGTGCTTAACGTGGTCGTTGTCCGGTTGTTTCATAATTCAGACTCCGCTTGCGGTAGTTCATCACTAGCAATAAACAAAATCCTGTCCAGTGTCACTCTAGGCATAACCACGTTGCCTTTGTCGTCAAAGGACACCTCAAGTTGGTCCTGTTCGTACACAAAGGGTATACCACCCCAAGGGTCACGCTTCATGATGTCATTGGTCACTGTACGGGCCTGAGTGTACCCGAAGCAGTAGATTTGATAATCACCGCCGTCGACCAAATAAATGCTCTTTTCGTCAATCGCCATAAACTTAAGTACTCCTATGGTTACTTATGTAGTGTCGTCTTTGGTTAACTTCTTCAGTATTTCCTAAGTATACCTTAGAAGAGGGTATCATAATCTTCATCGTTTGTAAATACCTCATTTGGGTAATAGTCCACAATATTGTCTGTATCTACCTCGACAGCCCCAGCAGCATAAAGACAATAATTACACATATCAAGAAAGTCATTATTTGGTCCTTTTTTGGTTAATTCAGAATCCTCTAGTATTTTGTTACAAGCTTTACAACGCATCCCGCCAGTACTCCCCATGTAGTTCAATCATTAATCGCTCAAGGTGTTTGTAGGACAGGCCTTTGTACTTTCTCCGGCTGTCCAGACGATACATCTCAGTGTCAAATTCCACCAAATGTTCAACCATGGCGTGTGTCTCTGGGTCTACAGTAGGGCCTAAGTTGTCGTCTAAAACACCACTATCGGTTGCGTATTCATCTATCGTCATTCTTTCGATTCCTTAGTAGTTCCTTACGTTCCCTGTCTTGCAGTTGTGTGCCAAAAGGCCATAGCAACGCATCAATTATCGCTAGTACAAACCAAACGGACACAACCACAGAGACAAACAGTGCAAAGTAATTCGCAATTTCAGTCACTGTAAGCTTTCTCCATACGTTTACATAATTCGTCTATTATCTTCTGTTCTTCCTCTTTCCAAGCTGAGATATCATCTAAGCCAACGTAATCGTCAGCTTCCAGATCATCGTAATACTCATCATGAGCAATTTCCCAAGATTCTCTAGGCATCGCTGTCGCCTCCCTTAATCAACATCCATATAGTCCCAAGTATACAAAAGCTCCACAACAAAAACAAGACTTTAATTTCCATTAATCAAACCTCGCTATTTTTTGGTTTCCCTTGGTGTCGGTAAGTCCGACGATTGAATAAGGGTAAACCCAAAGGGTAAACCCAAGCTTTGTAATCTTGGCAATAGGATCTAAAGGCCCGTCTTCGTCGTTGTCCGCTAAATAACGACCTTTGTTGTCGACTATGGTGCCATCGAAAGGGTAAACAAAGCCACCATAGTGGTACAAGGAATCCATTTTGTCCGCTACGGACTGTATGGACTGCCCTTCGATGTATAACGACCTCTCGAAGAAATGGGGAATCAACCCAAGGGCCTCAATGGATACCCTATCGTCTAACATTTCAACTATCATTGTCTACTGTCTCCTTGGCTTCTCTAACGTCAGAGTCTACTAGTACCGCTAAACCGTCAAACGTTTTGTAAAGGCCCCAAGATGGTTCGTCGGGGTAATCCATCACTCGCTCTGCAGTTTTAGCTATCAAAGTGTCTTCAAAGTATTTACCAGTAATTTGGCACATGTAGAATGTAATCATGCAAAATTTTTCCTTATTTCTTGATTAGGGTAAAGCTTTTTGGCTTCGCTTAAGCGTTGCTTAAATTGCTCAAAACGATAACTCCAAGCGATTAGTTCCCATTTACCGTCAATTTGTACATAAGCTTTATACGCTTCAGGTATCATTGTCTCTTTCCTTTCTATCAATGTAAATGAATAAGGGCGTGAGTATAACACACGTCCCAAGTAGTAACAATACGTCAAACCAAGGTTGCCATTG